TTTACTTAACCCGCGTGGCGGCGCGGCATGGATTGCCGCGCTGCTGCTGCGCAATGGCGATTTTTTTAACCTGCTTTTCAAGAGACACATCATGGCTTTCAAACGAACACAAAAACCAACTTTCTCCACCCCGGTGACGGTGAGCATTCCCAACGAGCGCGGCGGCTTTGACAAGAGCACGTTTGTGGCGAGGTTCAGCCGCCCCAGTACCGATGAGCTGAAGGCGCTGCGCGAGGCCGGGCTGACGAATGAAGACCTGGTGCGCAAGCAGCTGGTGGGCTGGGAGATGAAGGACGAAGACACGAAGGAGGACGTGCCGTTCAACGAGATCGAGGTGGAAGCGCTGCTGCAAATTTCGCCCACGCCGTATGCGACGGCACAGGCGTTTTGGGAAGCGGTGAACGGAGCACGCTCAAAAAACTAGAGGGCGCCGCCCGGTATTGGCTGGGGTCGGACAAGCCCAATCCCAAGGCCAAGCCGCTGGCGGTGGATGAGGAGGTGGCCCAGGCGCTGCGGCGTGTTGGGGTGAAAGAGGAGGACATCGAGGTAGCACTGGCGCAAGAGGAAGCGGAAGAGGCAGAGGAATCTCTGGAGCAGGTGGATTTTGAAGTGCACGAGGACGGCTGGGAGAGCTGGCTGTTCTTCCTGAAGGTGCAGACGCAGTGGGTTTTTCGGGGCATGGCGGGCGACCGGGCCGGCCTGAACAACGCGGCGGTGGAAGCCACCATGCGCATGGCCGGCGTGAAGCGGGCCCGCCAGAGCGCCCTGCTGGATGACCTGCAGTTGATGGAGCTGGCAGTGCTGAAGGCGGATGGCGAGCGGGCGCAGAGGTAGTACAAAAAAAGGGGTAAACGGATCATGTCGCTGTTGGGAACCATGGTGGTCAGGATTGCCGCTGAGATGGCGCGGTACAAGGCCGACATCAACGATGTGGCAAAGGACACCGAGGCCGCGGCGAACAAGATTGAGCAGTCCACCGGGCGGGCCAGCACGGCGGCGGGGAAGCTCAATGGCTCAATGGGCGAGGCGGTTCGGGGCGCTGAAGCGCTGCACGCTTCGGCGGGCCTGGCCGGGGTGGGTGTGGGCGTGCTGGCGGCTGGGCTGGCGGCTGCTGGCTATGCGGCCTACCAGGGCGCGCAGGAGGATGGCGCCTACCGCAAATCCTTGATCCTGACGGGCAATGCGGCTGGCACCACGGCGGGCCAGATGGCGGACATGGCCAAGGGCATCAGCCAGAACGTGGGCACGCAGTACCAGGCGGCGGCGGCGCTGGCGGCCATGGCGGGTACC